TTTTTATTTACAGACGTAAGAGGCTTTACAAATTTATCAGAGAGACTAGAGCCTGAAGAAGTTACAGAGATAATGAACAAGGCTTTAACTATACAAGCTAACGCAGTTCAAAAGCACGGAGGTATGGTAGATAAATATATTGGTGATGCAATGATGGCTATCTTCAATGCACCTATTGACCTAAAAGACCACGAGAATAAAGCAGTCCTAACAGCGTTACAAATACACCGAGAAATGGCAGAAGCAGATTTAGGTATTGAAATAGGTATTGGTATAAATACTGGAGAAGCTGTAATAGGTAACATGGGAAGTGATTCACGATTTGATTACTCTGCAATAGGGGACGCTGTAAACTTAGCAGCTAGATTAGAAAGTTCTACTAAAGAAGTAGGAGAGGACATAGTCATAGGGTATAGCACAGCTCTTAACTCTACTATACCTATGAAATATTTAGACCCTATAAAAGTTAAGGGTAAGAAAGACGAGATAATTATTTATACTATTGCAAAGCATTAAGTTGTTTCTGAAAGTAATCATGGAGTGTTTCCATTTTTTCTTTACCGTTCCTAAGAATAGTTTTCATTAAAGGTCTATCCTCTAACGGAAAAATATCATCAACTTTATTCTCCGGTAACATACTAAACTCTGTTACTATTTTATTATCTCTTGTTAAAAGTATTTGAAAGCTTACTAAGTTAGCTTCGTTCTTATTTTTCATTAGAGTCCTCAAGGTTAGCAAAGTTAATACTATCCTGTCTACCTCTAAGTCCAGCCTTCATATAAGTAGTAGCTCTACCTTCAAAGAAGTTCTGATGCTCTACTCCTGTTACCTCATCAATCCAACCAAGAGGATTCTCTCTTTGGTCATAGTTAGTTTTTAATCCTAGTTGAAGTAATCTTCTATCAGCAATGTATCTGTTGTAAGCATACATATCTTTTTTAGTTAAGCCTTGTATATCTCCCATATCAAACACTAAGTCTAAGAACTTATCTTCAAGCTCTACCATGTGTCTACATATTTGATATAGCTCTGCTTTAAAATCATCTGTCCATATCTCTATGTTCTCTTTGATAAACTCTCTAAACAATTTAGTCATAGCTTCAACATGCATAGACTCATCACGGATAGAGTAAGTAACTATCTGTCCCATACCTTTCATCTTACCAAACCTAGGGAAGTTAAGTAGTATAGCAAAGCTAGAGAACAACTGTAGTCCTTCTGTAAAAGCTGAGTAAACTGCTAGTGTTTTAGCAATGCTTTCTTTCTTAGCTTTAGAAGGTTTAAATTCTCCTACATAGTCATGTTTGTTTGACATCTCTTCGTACTCTGCAAAAGCTTTGTACTCTATGTCAGGCATACCAACTGTATCAAGTAGTAAGCTATAGGCATGTTGATGTATTGATTCCATGTTAGCAAACGAACCCATCATCATTCTAGCTTCAGGCTTTTTAAAGATAGGCATGTACTTATCTATGTATCCAGATGCTACATCTACATCTGATTGTGTAAACAATCTAAATATTTGTGTAAGTAAATTTCTTTCTACTGGTGAAAGCTCTTGCCAGTCTTTAACATCTGTATGCATGGGTACTGATTCGGGCATCCAGTGCATTTGATTTTGTAGTACATAGTAGTCAAACATCCACGGATATTCAAACGGTTTATAATAATCTCTAGTCTTTAGTAAACTCATAAACATCTCCTTTTAATATTGATAATAATTCTGTTGCTTCAGCGTATTTTCTTAATAACTTATCAGCAGTTTCCACTACATCTGGGTGGTCAGCTACTGCTACCATATCTCTAAAGTATAAGTTTAAGTTTGTTTTAGCTTCTTGTTGTTGTGCTGCATATTTCAACTTCAAAGCTTTATATAGTTCTTCTTTCATATTTTATCCTTCACATGCGATACATTCTGTATCTTCTAAATTAATTCTAGGTACTTTAACATTTACATTCTCTACACTACGTGCTGCGTTAGTTCTAAAGTAATATAAAGATTTAAGTTTGTTCATACCATACCAGTGTACATCACTAACATACTGCATATAATCATCGTGTACTTTTTGAGGCTCTGTTGCTTTGGGTAAAGTAAAGAACAAGTTAACTGATTGTGCTTGACAAACAAACTGTTGTCTTTGATGGGCGTGTTCAACTATCCATATTTGGTTTAGTTCGTTAGCTGTTTTAAATATTTCCTTTTCATCATCTGTAAGAATGTCTAAGTGTTGTACTGAACCATCACTACCTGATATATCTTTCCAAATATTCTCAAGCTCTTTAACTTTTAATCCTTTAGTCTTTAAAAGCTTTTCGAGATATTTATTTTTAACTTGATAACTTCCTGATAAAGTTTTATGAGTATAACAGTTAGCCCTGTAAGGCTCAATACTAGGGGAAGTACCACTACATATAATACCACTACTAGCGTTAGGAGCAATAGCCAATAGATTAGCGTTGCGTTTACCCGAACCATGAATATCAGGAGCTTCACCCCTTTGTACAGCAAGTTCTTTAGTGGCTTGAGTAGCTCTAGATTTGATAAAGGTGAATGCCTTATGATTAAAACCAGTTGCGTATATTCCCTCGAAAGGAATGTTCCTAGATTGGAGATATGCATGGAAACCCATAGCACCCAGTCCCAAACTTCTCTCTCTATATGCCGAATACGCAGACTTAGTATATCCCTCCTTGCCTGTTCTAACATAATTTTGAAATCTTTTAAAGTTTGCACTGTATTCTCCTAGCTGTGTCGTATCTATAGCGTTGTCAATATAGTGTTGAAGTATATTGTCAAGCATTGTTATTAAGTCTTGTATAAAGTTATCGTCCTTTGACCAAGTATCAAAGTGTTCTAAGTTAACAGAGGATAAACAACATACTGCTGTCCTCTCTTCGTTAGTAGGTAATGTAATCTCTGAACACAAATTACTTTGCTTGATAGAGAGTCCTAAATCTTTTTGTTTCTGTGGTAGTGCCTCATTACATGTATCAATGTTAATCATGTAAGGCTCCCCTGTCTCTGCTCTAGCATGTAGTATCTGCCACCATATATCTCTAGCGTTAACAACCTTGACAGCTTCGTTAGTCTTAGGGTCAATTAATCTCCAGTCCTCATCTTTTTCTACAGCCTGTAAGAATGAGTTAGTTATGTTTATACCGTTATGTAAGTTAAGATTCTTTCTGTTTATATCACCACCGGATTCTTTCCTCATGTTTATAAACTCTTCAATCTCTGGGTGACTTATGTCCATGTAAGCAGCATAGCTTCCTCGTCTTGTTGTGCCTTGGTTGAAGGCTAACATCTGAGAATCAACTACATGCATGAAAGGTATAGAACCAGTAGACTTACTGCCGTGAGCAGTAGAAATACCATTGCTCCTAATATCTCCCCAATATCCACCAATACCTCCACCTGAACTTGCCAACCAAATATTCTCGTCATAATGAGCAGATAAACCATTCCTACTATCAGGTACATAATTGAGAAAACAGCTGATAGGAAGACCCCTAGTGGTTCCCCCGTTACTAAGTATAGGAGTGCTGAACATGAACCAACGCTGGGAACTGTAGTCATAAAGTCTCTGAGCAAGTTCAAAATTTGTTTCACCTTTGAAGGTGGCTCCAAATACGGAGGCTCTTGCGAATGCTTCTTGTGCATGTGTTTCATTCTCCCAAAAGTATCTATCTTTTAATGTGTCTATACTAAACTTATCAAAAGTTTTTTCTCTGTCATAATTAATTTCTATTCCTAAGTAAGGCTTAGTTCCTATCTTATCTTCAATCATTCTTCTTCCTGTAAATGTAATGTAATTATAGCATAGTGTATTATCTTTAATAGCTCTGCTCTCTTGTTATCTTTCTTTCCGTATCTCATAGCATACTTCATAATGTTACCCATGCAAAAACTTTCACCGTGTCCAGCATCTATAATCATATCTGTTGCTTGATACTTGCCGTCACCGTAATGAGCATCATAAGTTTTATCTATGTAAGCACTAATCTCTTTAAGAGTTTGGTCTTCACTAAACTTATACTTCATCGTTTCTCCATGCATCAGGTAAGTTATCTTCACTGTACCATGTAAAATTATTTGTCTCTGCCCATTCAGCATGACTTCTTTTTGTTCCGTCCTTTCTTCTCTTAGCTTGAGGCATAGGAGCATAAGGTTTCTGAAACAAGAAGACTAACTCCGTTCCCTTTGGTAAAGCTTCTCGTATATGTATGTACTTACTATACTCTGCATAGTCCCAGAACCTACCTTTAGCTTCTAGTAATATTGTTTTATCGTCTATTGATTTAACAAAGTCCGGCTCGTACTTATGCTTAACTGTATAGCTAATAGTATCCCAGTGATGTTTCCATTCTTGTAGTATGGTCTCATGTAGAGTAGCTTCCCACATACTATCATATCCTTTAGGTACATTAGTTTTCTTAGGTCTGGGTTTTCTAGGTACTCTTCTAGGCATTTAGTTCTTCTAAGGTTATGTTAGGATTTCTTTTAACTTTCTTAACGAACCACCTTAGACTATAAGCACTTAACATAAATTTATTGTTAGCAAAGATATGTGTTTGCTCTGGTAAAAATTCATGTAAGTTTTTCTTAGTAATTTTAGTAGCATCTTCACCTTCAGGAACCATAGTCCTAATCCATTCTATTAATAAAGATTCTGCTTTTCTTCTTATTACTTTAGACTTTTTTTGATTCATAATTTTTTACCAACTTCCAATAATTTAAAATACTATTAAACATTTCTCTATGTTTAGATTGAGAATCTCTATCCCAAACGTGACATGCTATAAACTCTGGGTCTTCTCTGTCTACAAATATAGATACTCTTTCTACATCATCAAAGCCACAGCCTTGAGCATAGGCAGACAACTGCATACCGTGTTCATCATATACTAACTTAGCTGGGTCTTTACCTTCTAAGTTATCTTTAGTTTTAAAATCAACAAAGATACCAGACTTAGAATATAAATCTATCTTACCACCATAACCTAAGTCAGCACAGAAGGAAGCTTCAGCTATCCATTCTTCATCAGGAAACTTATCATCTAAATAATTTTTAATGACACAATATGTTTCTGTCTTCTCTTCACCAAGAAAACCACGTTCAATCATGGCATGAATCTTTGTACCTTTCTTAGCAGCTTCTTGTCCTAGCTTCTTAGAGTCTTGCTTACATCTATAAGCAAAC